GTTGGACATGGTGTTTGTTCCTTTGTTTAGTGTGTCTGACAACCCCCATATAAGCTGACACCTAAGGGTTGTCAAGCACTGTTTTTTGCCTGATCTGGAGGCAAATGACATAAATGTCAGTTGTATCAACTATATTATAGGCTTAAAATAGTTTTGTAATTATATTACGCCGACATAAATGTCACTACAACCTTTGGGTGTCAACTTGACAACCCCTTTTTGAGGTCATTTTCCTTTGTTTTCAACACACTAAGGTAGCCTGAGTTTGTGTACCTTGTGCACCAATCAAGTGTCTGAAATACAAAGGTTTTTTAGGGGCTCTTTTTGCGTCAAGCTGTTGAGAGTAGGGGTGTTTTTTGGCTTTTTTGGCAAAAAAAGCGAGTTAGGCTACCTTAGTGCGTTGAAATCATTGAGCGCAAAATTTGCTAACATTTTTGTTAGGCTACCTTAGTGTGTTGAAAACAAAGGAAAATGCACAACTACCCCCTTAAAAACAAACTAAACTTTTTAGAGAGGGCTAGAATATGCCATATTAGAGAATGCTTAAGTAATATAATTACAAAGCCGGTTAAAATATAGCCCTTTCCCAGAGAGTTTAGGGCTTTTTAAGGCCGACTTGTGCATTATGCCCTGTTTTCAACACACTAAGGTAGCCTAACAAAAATGTTAGCGATTTTTTCGTCCTTTGTTTTCAACACACTAAGGTAGCCTAACTACCGTTTTTCGGCCCAAAACACCTAAAAATAACTGTCTTTTCAGCTGTTTAGCTGCCGCCGGTGGCGAAACCCGTGAAAATTTATACCCATGTTTTCAACACACTAAGGTAGCCTAACAAAAATGTCAGTAGCTTTATGCAACGGGTACTGGCTGTCGCGCGCCGATATCAGCGGCAGGAGCCCGGCGATAGGCCACAGGCGCTGGCCCTCGCCCCTCGGTGTTCCAACGGGCTTGCAGCGCCCTCTGCGCAGTGATACATGCCAAGCTCCCCGAGCGAGGAGCGAACACCATGGACAGAGTTGAGATGTTTGAGCAGCTGGCCGAGGCCGACGAGCACGACCGCGCGCGGGCCAGCGCCACCGAGCATCACCGCAACACGCCTTATTCAGATTTCAAAGGCATCGATCAAAGGCCGATCGACGCGATCAGCATAGAGCACGAGGGGCGGGTGATAACGCTCACCCCCGCGCAGTGGCACGAAGCCTTTCTGCTAATCGCGGCCGACGAGCGCTACCGCTGTCCGCCAACCGTTAAGCAACCCGATGCAAGCTGAGCGCAGCCACATCCCCCGAGGCGAACAGAGCGCGCTAGCCGAGCTCACCGACGCCGAAGTGGCTCTCATGCGCGAGCTCTACGCCGAGCGCGATGACGACGGCTCACGGCACTGGTGTCTGCGCACACTGGCCGACAAGTTCGACGTCTCGAAGTCCTATTGCGGGAAGATCATAGCGGGTACCGCGCGCACTTACGGCTGAGCGTTTGACACCCCCACGGGTGTGGTGTAAGTTGGGCGATCAGGGCGCAGTTCGGTCTGGTTGAACACCCGCATGGGATGCGGGAGGCCGTTGGTTCAAATCCAACCGCCCTGACATTCAATGGAAAGGCCAACGCATGAAACGCATGAATGTAATTCGACACCTCGGGCTGCGGCGCAGCTTCACCCCGAAGGCCAAGCTCCCTCACCCGATTGGCAGCCTCGTGCTGACCAGTGGCACCGGCCCCCTGCTGCGGGTCACCGTCGATGGACATGAGGAGGTTGACCTCGCCCACAGATAGTTTTATACGACCAGCACCTCTCCTGAGCACCTGACCCTCGGCGACCCGTCCTCGCCGGGGGTTTCTTTTTGTGCGTCTCCTATAGACTGACAAACCCGTGCTACGCTCGGCGGATGACCCCCGAGACCGAAATCAAACTCATGCTCGTGCTCGACGATATCCGCTACAATGGGTCGAGCCGCACGGCCGCCTGCCGTAAGGCGGGGATGTCGCCCGCCACGCTATACAATTACATGAAAAGCGACCCGGAGTTCGCCACCCAGCTCGACGAGGCCGAGGAGGAGCGCGCCGATGGATTGGAGGACGCGGCCTACGAGCGCGCCGTCAAGGGCGTAGTGACCAAACGCAGCAAGTCGCAGGGCGACCGCGAGTGGGAGGTCGAGGAGGTCAAATATTCCGACCCGCTGCTCATCCGCCTGCTCGAAGCCGCACGGCCCGACAAATACGCCCGCCGCTCGAAGTCCGAGCTGACGGGTGCCGAGGGAGGTCCGCTGGAACTCGACGAGACGGCCACCGTATCGCGGTTGGCGTCGCTGTTCGAGGCGGCCAAGGCGCGCAAGGCGGAAGACAAGGATGGATAGCCTCAGCTTCGACCAGATCGAGGAGCTGCTGCCCTATCTCTCGCCGGAAGAGCGCGCCACGGTCGACACCATATTGGCCAGCGATCGCGCCCTCATGCGCCCCCTGCCCGGCCCCCAGTCCCTTGCCTATGCCAGCGAGGCCGACATCACTGGCTTCGGCGGCGCGGCCGGTGGGGGCAAAGCGAACCATATCAATGACTTAGCCCTCACACCCAAGGGTTGGAGGCGGATGGGGGAAATCGCCCCGGGTGACGCAGTTATCGATCCGACGACAGGGGGCGCGTGCGAAGTGGTCGCTGTCTGGCCCCAAGGCGAACAGGACATTTATGAGATAGAAACAGACGACGGGGCGAAATGTCGTGTCGTCGATTGGCATTTGTGGGCATACAAACCGAACGGCCGCTATAACAGGCGACCGGGCACAAAGCGTTCGGCGCAACGCGCTTTCGCCAAAGCCAATCTGGGCGCGAGCGCTCCTTCCACACGCTGGGACACGCTCAGGGTCGGCACGACGCTCGACCTGAAGACACAGGTGGAGAGGGGGCGCAATCCGCGTCTCCCGCTCATGGAGCCCGCGCTGTTTACTGTGAACGGCAGAACCGGCGCGGGGATGGACCCCTATCTGCTAGGCACCTTCCTCGGCGACGGCTGCACGGCAGACAATAGCGTCACTACAGCCGACGAGGAAACCGCCGAGTATCTTGAGACGCAAGGGCTCCGTAAGGTTCCTTCTTCCGCGTTCGCTTGGCGCGCGGTTGGCGATGTGGGCAAGCGCTTGCGTCAGTGGCTTTCAGACCACGGGCTGAGCGGCTCTAAGTCATGGACGAAATTCGTTCCGCCGTATGTACTCACCGCCAGCATTGGCTACCGGCTGGCTTTCCTGCAGGGGCTCATGGACACGGACGGGACTGTTGACAAAAGGGGGCGCTGCTATTTCATATCAACAAGCCGTGAGTTGGCCACCGGCGTGCAGGCTTTGGCCAGATCGCTCGGCGGCAAGGCATCGCTATCAGTCGAAAAGCACAAAACCTTCCGCTACAAAGGCGAGCTAAAAACGGGGCGCGCGGCTTTTCAGGTGCGCGTGTGGATGCCCCGGAATAGCGCCATGTTCAGACTGTCACGAAAAAAGGCGCGCTGCACCGATAAGTGGAACGGAGGCCACGAACTCACGCGGGAGGTCGTGCGCGCCGAGCACATCGGCCGAGCGGAGGCGGTGTGCATCACCGTGTCCTCGCCGCGCGGGCTGTTCGTGACGAACGACTATCTCGTGACGCACAACAGCTATCTTGCCTGCGGCTTGGCGCTGCAGGAGCACACCAAGAGCATGATCCTGCGCCGCGAGGGCACGCAGCTCACCGGCATCATTGATGAAGTCGAGGGTCTGCTTGGCGGCAAGGCCGGGTACAACGGGCAGGACAAGATATGGCGGCTGCCCAACGGCCGCCAGATCGAATTTGGCTCGACCCCAAACCCCGGCGATCAGAAGAAATATCAAGGGCGCCCCCATGATTTTTTATGCTTCGACGAAGCATCTAACTTCCTTGAGGATCAGGTGCGCTTCCTGCTCGGCTGGCTGCGCACGACGGACATCAACCAGCGGTGCAGGGCGCTGCTGTGTTTCAACCCGCCGACCGATGCGGAAGGCCGCTGGGTGGTGGACTTCTTCGGGCCGTGGCTCGACCCCAAGCACCCGATCCCGGCCACGCCGGGGGAGCTGCGCTGGATGGCCACACGCCCCGGCGAGGACGGCTCGTTCAGGGACATCGAGGTCGCCGACGATCGCCCGTTCGTCATGCTCGGCGAGCACATCGTATATGACTTCGACCCGGCGGAGCACGACAAGGCCAACATCATCCGCCCGATGTCGCGCACCTTCATCCCCAGCCGCGTCAGCGACAACCCGTTCCTCGTTAGCACCAACTACATGGCGACGCTGCAGGCACTGCCCGAGCCGCTGCGCTCGCAGATGCTTTACGGCGATTTCCAAGCGGGCGTGTCGGACGCTGCCTATCAGGTCATCCCCACCGATTGGGTCGATAAGGCGATGGCGCGCTGGCGCTCCAAAGACCCTCACCCCGAGTTCGACAGCCTCGGCGTTGACGTCGCCCGTGGCGGAGCGGACAGCACGGTCATATCCCGGCGCGCGGGCTTCTGGTGGGACAAACTCATCAAGCACCCGGGCAAGGATACCCCAACCGGGAGCGCGGTCGCGGGCCTCGTCATCGCCAACAACCCGAGCCACGTCGCCATTCACATCGATGTCATCGGCGTCGGCGCGAGCCCCTATGATTATCTCAACGATGCTAACCAGCAGGTCATCGGCGTCAATGGCGCGGAGAAGTCGCTGGAAACCGATCAGTCCGGCCGACTGCGCTTCTACAACACGCGCAGCGCCGACTGGTGGCAGATGCGCGAAGTGCTCGACCCCCAGAACAACAACGCCTGCGCCCTGCCTCCCGATCGCGAGCTGCTCGTCGAGCTCTGCGCCCCCACATGGCGCCTGCGCGGCGACGCCATTTACGTCGAGAGCAGGGAGGAGCTCATCAAGCGCATCGGCCGCTCGCCCGACAGCGCGACCGCAGTGATTTTGGCGCGCCGGGATACACCCTCGATGCGCGGTCTGAGGTCTGACGGCGGCGACAGTCTCCATTCAGCGGCGAGGCGGAACTATAACCCGCTGGAACGTCGCAATCGAAACCGCAGGTAGCGCCCATGTGTATACCCTCGACCAAAGGACTGGCCCGCGCGCAGGAGCAGGCCAACCAGCAAAATCAGCGGCAGGCCATGGAAGAGGCGCAGCGCGCGGAAGTGGCCTACAACAAGGCCAACCAGAAGGTGCCAGACATCACCGCGATGATCCTGCGCAACCGCCAAGCAGGCCAGCAGGGCGTCGGCAGTACCTTCCTCACCCGCACCAACAAAGGCAATGGTGCCGCGCGTATGCTGCTGACCCGCAACACGCCGCTCGGGGGCTAGGGTGTACACCACGACCCGCGACCACGAACCTGCGCGCATGATCGCCGGCCGGAGCATCGGGGATCACGTCCTCAAGCGCAAGGCCGCGCTCTGGGCGCAGCGCTCCAGCTTCGAGGGTCACTGGCGCGAGCTCGCCGAGAACATGCTCCCGCGCCTCTCACGCTTCAACCACAGCGAGCGTGGGCGCGGCGGCGACCGCAACCAGAACATCATCGACAACGCCGCCACCAAGGCGCTGCGCGTACTGGCCGCCGGCATGATGGCCGGCATGACCAGCCCCGCCCGCCCATGGTTCCGGCTGTCGCTGCCCGATCGCGATCTCGCCATGCAGGACCAGCCCAGCCGCTGGCTGTCGGACGTGCGCGAGATCATCCTGCGCATCTTCCAGAAGTCGAACACATATATCATGCTGCAAGGCATGTACCGTGAGCTCGGGGGCTTCGGCACTGGCATCTCGCTGATCGACAACAACTTCGAGAGCGTCATCAACCACTCGCTTCTCACTGTCGGGGAGTACGCGCTCAGCCTCAACGCGATCGGCGTTGTCGATACCGCGTGCCGCGAGTTCGAGTTCACCGTCGGGCAGGCGGTGGCGCGCTTCGGTCTCAAGAACCTCTCGCACCGGGTCAACAGCGACTACGACAATGGCAACTATGAGCACCCCGTCGGCCTGATACACATCATCGAGCCTAGGCTCGAACGAAACCGGAGCAGCCACACCGCGCGCAACATGCCGTGGCGCTCGGTCTACATCGAGACCAACAGCGACAACAAGGACCAGCCCGCCAGCGAGAGCGGATATCGCACCTTCCCCGCCGTCGCGCCGCGCTGGGATGTGTTCTACAACGACACCTACGGATCGTCGCCCGGGATGGAAGCGCTCGGTGACATGAAGCAGCTGCAGCAGGAGCAGTTCGATAAATCCAAAGCGATAAGCTACCAGTCCGACCCGCCGCTGCAGGTGCCGGTCAAAATGCGCGGCCAAGAGAATGATTTCCTCCCCGGTGGTGTCAGCTATTACGACCAGCTGGCCTCGGGCGGCGGCGTGCGCTCGGCCTTCGACGTCAACCTGCGCATCGACGGGCTGCTGCTCGACATTCAGGACGTTCGCGGGCGCATCGACAGCGCCTTCTTCGCCGATATGTTCCTCATGCTGGCCAACGCCGACAAGACGAACATGACAGCGACCGAGGTGGCCGAGCGCCACGAAGAGAAGCTGCTGATGATCGGCCCGACGCTCGAACGCCTGCACCGCGAGCTGGTGTTCCCGCTCATCGAATACGCCTTCGAGAAGGCGGTGGAGGCGGGCATCCTGCCGCCCCCGCCTGAGGAGATGGGAGGCATGCCGGTGGAGATCGAGCCTATCTCGATGCTCGCGCAAGCGCAGAAGGCGGTGGCCGTCAACTCGGTAGATCGCCTCCTCGGGCACATCGGCACGATCGCCGAAGCGTCACAGAACCCGACCGTCTGGGACAAGTTCGACAGCGATCTCTCGATCGACCGCTACTCCGACATGCTCGGCGTCGATCCCGATATCATCGTGGCTAGCAAGGACGTCGCCATCATCCGCTCGAAGCGCGCGCAGGAGCAGCAGGCCGCGCAGGCGCTGGAGAGCGCCAACAGCATAGCCGACAGCGCATCGAAACTGGGTGGTATCGACACCAGCCAGCAGAACGGCGCCAGCGATATCCTTAATCTCTTCTCCGGCTACAACGTCCCGTCGAGCACCGAGATCGCCTAGCGTCTCCTATTAAGCAAAAAGGTACGTTATGACTAAAAACAACCAAGGGGTTTTCGACCGCGATAACCCTGAGAGGCGACAGGCCGAACGCGAACGCGAGAGGCAGAGAGCTGAAGAGGAAATCGCGGATGTCGATTGGCTCATGCACCAGCCCGAAGGGCGCCGGTTCATTTACCGGCTGCTTGAACAGGCAGGAGTATACCGATCAACATTTTCGGATAACGCCTTGCAGACGGCCTTCGCCGAAGGCGAGCGGAACCTAGGGCTCCGGTATCTCGCAATGGTGCAGGAACACTGTCTGGAGCGGTTTATTTTGATGCTTGAAGAGAAGACAAAAAATGGCGAATGAACAAACATCGGGCGAAGAAGCAACCACCGGCGTGATTGACCTAGGTCAGACCGCCGGCGACACCATGTTTGGCAAGGAGACCGCCGATGCTGACGCAGCCAAGGATGGTGACGACGGGGCTGCTGCTGGTGCAGGGGATGACGCCGACGCAGCGAAGGCAAAAGCGGATACAGCTGATAAAGCAGACGCAGCTGACGCATCCGGGGACGCCGCCGGGGACGCCGCCGGGGACGCCGCCGAGGGCGGGGCCGAGGGAGCCGAAGGGGCCGCCGATACAAAGGCACTGAAAGCCGAGGACTTCACGTTGCCCGAGGGCTTCGAGATGCAGGATGAGGCGATCACCAACCTGCTCGAAACCGCCAAGGACAAGAAATGGTCCAAGGAGGACGTGCAGGCGCAAATAGATAGCGGCGTCAAGCTCGTGCAAAACGCTATCCAGAAGCGCGATGAGGCGGTCGACGCCGAAGCCGAAAGCCTCCGCGCCGAGTGGCGCAAGGAGATCGCCGCCGACAAGGACATCGGGGGCGACAATTACGACGCCGCCCGCGCGTCCGCGCTCAAGGCCGTCGAAACATACGGCGGCGCCGAAGCGCTCAAGGTGCTCGACACCACGGGGTTGGGCGACCACCCCGCCATCGCCCGCATGCTCGCCAAGATGGGCAAGGAACTGCAGGAAGATACAATCGCGCGCGGAAACGCCGCGAGCTCAGTCAAATCGGCCGCCGACACTCTCTTCGATAATAAATAGCAAGGGGATACGCTATGTCCATTCTAGCCGAAACACATCCGACCCTTCTCGACGTAGCCAAGCGGCTCGACCCGAACGGCAAAGTCGACAAGATCGTCGAAGTTCTCAATCTCACGAACGAGATCACCGACGATATGGTCTGGCTCGAAGCGAACGATGTAGCGAGCCACCGCACGACTGCGCGGGCCGGTATCCCTGATCCGACGTGGCGCAAGCTGAACTACGGTGTCATTCCGACCAAGAGCACCACCGTGCAGGTCACCGACACCATGGGCATGCTCGAAGCCTACGCCGAGGTCGACAAGAAACTCGCCGATCTCAATGGCAACTCGACCTCCTATCGCCTCGGCGAGGACATGGCGCACATCGAGGGTATGAACCAAGAGTTCGTCGAGACGCTGTTCTATGGCAACGAAGCCACCGCCGACGCCGAGTTCACTGGCCTCGCCGCGCGCTTCAATTCGACCACCGCCGAGAGCGGCGACAACCTCGTCCTCCAGTCGGGCCTCGACGGCACCGACAACGCCTCGATCTGGCTGATTAGCTGGGGCCCGAACACGGTCCACGGCATCTACCCGAAGGGTTCCAAGGCCGGGCTCTCGATGCAAGACCTCGGCGAGGTTACGCTTGAGACCGCACCGGGCGGACCTACCGGCGGGCGCATGCAGGCATACCGTTCGCACTACGAGTGGGACTGCGGCCTCACCGTTCGTGATTGGCGCTATGTCGTGCGTATCCAGTTCAATCAGGAAGACCTGACCAAGAACGCGGCGAGCGGCCCCGACCTCATCGATCTCATGACCGACGCTGTCGAGCGCCTGCCTAACCTCGCGATGGGTCGCATGGCTTTCTACATGAACCGCCGCACGCGCACCTTCCTGCGCAAGCAGACCAAATATGCAGTCGCCAGCTCGACGCTGTCGATCGACGACATCGCCGGCCGCAAGGTGCTCAGCTTCGACGGCATCCCGGTTCGCCGCGTCGACGGCTTGCTCGCCACCGAAACAGCGATCGTCTAGGCCACGGCGCGAACAGGAACCAGAAACAGGGAGCAAGACCATGATTAAAGATGCACTCAACGAGTTCGCCGCCGCCGAGGCGCTGAACACCGGCGTCCCGGCGACCTACTTGGTCGGCGATGTCATCGACCTCGATCCGACCGACAGCGGGAACATCCCGAACATCGGTGCCGGCGAAGAGATGTGGCTCGTTATCCATGTCACCACCACGGCGACGTCGGGGGGCGCTGCTACCGGCGAGTTCAAGCTCGTTTCCGACAGCACGGCGGACCTCGCGACCTCGCCCACCACGCACCTGACGTCCGGAGCGCTCGCAGTGGCTACGCTGGTCGCCGGTTATTACATCTTGAAGGCGCGTCTGCCTTCGGGGGCGTATGAGAAATATCTCGGTGTCACCCAGACGACCGCTACCGCAGCCTTCACGGCCGGCGCGATCAACGCCTTCCTGACGCACGATGTCAGCGATTGGGTCTCGGTGGCTGACGGTTTGGCTTCCGGCGCGTAACAGCTCGATATCGTAAGGAGATAATCAATGTCCAAAGTACCGTACATCGAGTTCGTGGTGACGAAGAAAGCGTTTCACGACGCCGCGCGCATGCGCCCCGGCGAACGCTTTCAGGCTCCCGAGGACTTCAAGGCTTCGTGGGCTGTTCCCGCCGATCAGTACGCGGAGCCCAGCGAAGCCAACACCCTGCTCGACAAGACGGTCAAGGAGCTGGATCACGAGATCAAACAGATCGACGATGTCGCCGAGCTGCGCCGCCTGCTCAACTCGGAAACGAGCGGCGCACGGCGCAAGTCGGTCATCGCGAAGCTGCAAGACCGGATTGCCAACGCCCTCGCGGAGCAGGCCGAAGCGGCTGCCACCGGGGGCGACGATCTGATTAACTAGGGTTCGATCCGCTCGTCATACGACGGGTCGCGCAACGGGGGACGCGCGGGGGTTGGCCTTTTCCCCCGCGCGTTTTTCGTTTGAGGGAGTAGCAGGATGGCGTCCGAAGTAAGCATCAGCAACCTAGCCCTCTCCCACATCGGAGACCGCGCTACGGTTTCGTCCATCGACCCGCCCGAGGGCAGCGCGCAGGCCGAGCACTGCGCCATGTTCTACCAGATCGCCCGCGATGAGGTGCTCAACGACCACGCATGGAGCTTCTGCACCATGCGCGGCGAGCTGGCCGCCGAGAGCGTGGCGGTCGAAGGCTTCGACTACGCCTATGTGCTGCCCAGCGACGTGCTCGTCGTCCGTGAAGTGATGCCCGCTGGCTACTCCGAGATCAACCGCGCGCAGGGGCAGTCCATTCCCTTCGAGGTCGAGACCCACCCCACCACCGGCAACACCGTTGTCCTGACCAACCAGCCGAACGCTATCATCCGCTGGTCCAGCAAGGTCACCACGGTGGCCCGCTTCTCCCCCATGTTTATCAGCGCGCTCTCGCGGCTGCTGGCCACCTATCTCGCCGGGGCCATCATCAAGGGGCCGCGCGGCGTGCAGATCGGCGAGGGCCAGTACCGGCTCTATCTGGCGCAGCTCGCCCGCGCCAAGGAGATCGACGCCAATCAAGGCACCCAGAGCAGCGACTTCCAACCGGCGGCCATGGCCGCCCGGGGGCTGGCGCTCAGCTATCGCAACTGGCGCGACCGCGCCGGTGTATTGCCGATCGAGCCCACAGTCGGACCCAGTTAAATGAGTGACTTTGTCTCCACGCAGCTCTCCTTCGCGGGGGGCGAGATGACGCCGGAGTTCTTCGGCCACTACGACGACCCCAAATATCGCAGCGGGTTGGCGCTCTGTCAGAACATGATCGTTCTCCCCCACGGCCCGGTAGCACGTCGGCCGGGCACCAAGTTCGTGCGCGGCGCGAAGAACAACGATCTGACCTGCCGCCTGATCCCGTTCGAGCGCGCCGCCGACGACACGATGGTCATCGAAATGGGACAGAACTACTTCCGTTTTCACACCATGGGCGCGACGCTGTCCGACGCGCACGGCACTCCAGCTGCGTACAACGCCGGTACCGCCTACGTGCCCGGCAACGCCATGACCTCCGGCGGCGTGACCTACTACAACATCCTCGCCTCCACCGGCAACGCCGCGCCCAACGCCACCTACTGGTACGCTATGCCGACCGGCGTCTACGAGATACCGCACACTTACACCGCGCCGCAGCTGAGCGCGATCCGCTTCGTGCAGTCGATCGACGTCATCACGCTGACGCACCCGAGCCACCCGCCGCGCGAGTTGCGGCGGTATGACGACTATTGGCTGCTCATCAATGTCGTGTTCGGCTCGACGCTCGACGCGCCCGTCAATCTCGCCGGCGTGGCGACGGCCGGTGCGACCCCCGGCACGCCGTTCGATACCGTCTATGTGGTCACCGCCATCGGCGGCAACAACGGTGCCGACGAGGGCTTGCAGTCCGCCAGTAAGACGGTGTCCAACAACCTCTACGACGACGGCGCCTACAATACGCTGACGTGGGACGCGACCACCGGGGCGCTGCGCTACAACGTCTACAAGCAGACCGCCGGGCTCTTCGGCTACATCGGCCAGACCGACCAGCTCACCTTCCGCGACGAGAACATCGCGGCCGACCTCGGCAAGACGCCGCCGATCGACAACACCCAGTTTGAGAGCACGGACAACTACCCCAAGGCGGTGGGCTATTTCGAGCAGCGCCGCATCTTCGCGGGCACCAATAACGAGCCCCAGAACGTGTGGGGCACAAAGTCGGGCACCGAAGCCAATATGGACTACTCCATCCCGCCGCAGGACACCGACAGCCTCCAGTTCGCGGTCGCCAGCCGCCAAGCCAATGCAATTGAGCACGTCCTCCCGATGTCCGATCTGCTGCTGCTGACCGCGTCGAGCGTGTGGCGCATCAACAGCTCGATCAACGACATCCTGACGCCGATCACGTTGAGCGCGAAGGAGCAGGCGACCTACGGGGTGAGCGAGATACGGCCGCTGCTGATGAACACCACGGCGCTCTACGTCACGGCGCAGGGAGGTCACGTCCGCGAGCTCGGGCTCTCGGAGCAGGGATATCAGACTGGTGACATCAGCATCCGCGCGCCCCACCTCTTCGACGGCTACACGATCACCGGCGCCGACCGCGCCACCGCGCCCCACCCGATCGCGTGGTTCGCGTCGAACTCCGGCGCGCTCGTCGGGCTGACCTATGTCCCCGAAGAGCAAGTCGGTGCGTGGCACCACACGACCACCGGAGCAAGCGGGACATTTGAGGATGTTGCCGTCGTCGCCGAGAACAACCAGAGCGCGGTCTACGTCGTCGTCAGGCGCGTCATCAACGGCAGCGTGGTGCGTTACATAGAGCGCTTCGAGAGCATCATATTCGCCGGCGCCACCAACGCCTACTTCGTTGACGCGGGGGTCACCTACGACGGCGCCGCGACAGCAACCATAACTAGCGGGCTGGACCATCTCGAAGGCGAGACCGTGTCGGTGCTCGTCGACGGCGCGCACCACCCCGACCTCGTCGTCACCGGCGGCGCGATCACGCTCGCCGAGGGGGTAACCGGTGAGTTAATCCACATCGGCCTGCCGATCGTGTCGCGGGTGCAAACGCTCCCGCTCGCCGCAGCGGTCGAGGGATATCTGCAGGGCGTGCCGAAGAATATCGATACGGTGTGGATGAGGGTATACAACACCATGGGCTTCTTCGCGGGGCCAGACTTCGACAATCTCGTCGAGCACAAGACGCGCACGACGGAGCTCTACGGCAACCCGGTGGGCCTCAAGAGCGAGGAACTTGAGCTCGTCGTGTCGGGCTACTGGAACAGCGACGGCCAGCTCTGCGTCGAGGAGAAGCGCCCGGTGCCATTGACGATCCTCTCGCTGTCGGTCGGTGTGACCGTTGGCGGTTAGCTACAGGCCCGCGCTCTTCTCCGACGCCGAGGAGCTCGACGCGGGGCTTCGCGCGGCCGATCGCGACGAGGTCACGGCCACCAGCGGAACCGACACCCTAAAAGGCATACGCCGTTCCATCCTGCGCAGCGAGGAGCCGGTCGCGGCCTATGACGACCTCGGCCTGCTATGCGTATTCGGAACGGTCGACATCAGCGGCAGCTATCTCTCGCCGGTGGCCTCGCCGTGGTTTCTGGGTACAGATCGCATCAGCCTCTACCCGCGTCTCCTAATAGCTGACGCGCGGCGCTATGTTGTGGCGCTGCAGCGCCGCTTCCCGCTGCTCGTGAACTATATTGACGCGAGGAACACAACCAGCATGAAGTGGCTCAACCGATTGGGTTTCAAGCTAGACAGCGAGCCGGTGCCCTACGGGGTGGCGGGCCTGCCGTTCTACAGGTTCGAGAGGCGCGCCAATGTGTGAGCCGCTGACCATTATGGCCGGTGTCGGGATGGCCAGCTCAGCGCTGAGCGCCTATGGCAGCGCGAAGTCCGCAGCGAGTAACAAGCTCGCGCTGCGCGGGCAGGCGCAGCTCAACCGCATTAACGCCGAGATCGGGCGCAGCGACGCCCGCCGTACTATCGAGGCCGGCAATCAGGAGCAGTCCAAAATCCTGCTCCGGGGCCGGCAGGTCAAGTCCGCCGCCGCAGCCAAATACGCCGCCGGCGGTATTCGCCTCGACAGCAACTCCGTCGTCGCGGCGCAGACCGGCACCGAACTCATCACCGAGATCGATCGCAAGAACATCGAACTCAACACCATCCGCCAAGCGTTCGGCCAGCGCATCGACGCCGGCAATATGGAGCGCGGCGCGCGTTCGCAGGACGCCTCGGCCAAGTCGATCAAGCCCGGGCTCGTGGGGGTGTCGACCTTCCTCAGCAGCGCGGGCCAAGTCGCCAGCTCGTGGTACAGCGCGACGAAGGACGGCTAACCCATGGCCGCCGTCCCGATCCTAGACCAGCCGACAACATCGCTGTCGACCGGGCGCACCGACAAGGTCAGCGCTCCGCCGGTGGACGACCAGTCCGGCGCGCAGTTCCAGCAGCTCGGTAACGCGATCACCCAGACGAGTTCGGTGGGGCTGGCGATCGCCGGTGACATGCAGCGCCGCGCCGACGCCACCCGCGTCGACGAGGCCAACAACCAGCTGGCCCGCCGCCAGAACGAGCTCGTGTATAATGAAGCGGACGGCCTCCTGTCGCTGCGCGGGGCCGACGCGATCAACCGCCCCGACGGCGTCGACCTGTCGGACGAATACGGCGGCCGCCTGAGCGCTGCCTTTGAGGAGATATCGGCCGGGCTGGGCAACCGCCGCCAGCGCGCGGCCTTCCGGCTAAACTATCTGGCGCGCGACGCGAGCCTGCGGGAGCGTGCGTCGCAGCATCAGCTCACCGAGTTCAACTCCTACAGCCAGTCGGTCGCCGTCGAGGCGCTCGACGTCATCGGCACCGACATATTGGAAGACGACGCCGACGTACCCGCGCTCATCGCAGCTGCCCAGCAGCACGGCGAGGCGCTGGCGGGCGCACGCGGCGAGGCTGGCCCGGCGGCCGAGCGATATGCGCGCGACGCCATAAGCTCGCGTGTCTCTGCCGAGATCACCACGCGGCTGGCCAATGACGATTTCGATGGCGCCGTGTCGCTGTTCGACAGGCTCGCGCCTCACATGACCCCCGAGGCGGTCGCCGCCACCACCGCGCGCATTGAGCCCGAGCGCGAGTACCGCTTGGTTGACGAGATCACACAGGGCATCATCGGGAACGTCGTGGTCGAACACGGTGCGGATGAAGTAGGTGCCGTGCGCGAGGGCGACGCGCCGGCCGATACCACGGCCACGGCCACTCCCCGCGAGGCGCGCCCCCCGACCGATTACGCGAGCCGCTTCCCTGTCAGCTCGGGCGGCGGGTATACAGCGACGCGCGGGGGCGGCCGCCAGCACCGGGCGGAGGACTTCGCCATGCCCAACGGCACGCCGGTGGCGGAGAACCAAGTTGCGCGCGTCGTGCGCGTGCGGCGCAATGCGGGCGAGGCGGGCAACTATGTTGCGCTGGAGTTCGGCAACGGCGTCATCGGCCGATATCTCCATCTCAGCGATATCAATGTCCGGGAGGGTGACATACTCCAGCCCGGGCAGGTCTTCGGCGCGAGCGGCGACAGTGGCAGCCCGGGCGCGTTCCACCTCCACCGCGAGTTCAGGCGCGGGGGTGGGGGTGGCATCGGTGTGCCTTACATCAATCCAGCCACGCTAGGCGAGCTGGCCCCCTACACCGGCGAGGGGTCCACCACGGCGCAGGCTGGCCGGGGGGACGCGGGGCTCGCGCAGGCGCTCGAAGTCGCGCGCAACCACCCCGAGCTCGCCGATAACCCCGCACGCCGCGACGCAGTCGAGCGCCGCATCGAGCAGCACTATTCGCGCATCGAGCGCGCCGATAATGCGCGCGATCAAGAGGCGCAGGACGCGGTGCTTCGATACTACCAGCAGAACCCGAACGCGCGCTGGGAGAACCTCCCCGCTGAAATGCGCGCGGCGGTGGCCCCCCGCGACGTCGCGTCCCTGATGAACAGGGGCGATGCCGAAGAGGACCGCGCCTATAGCGCCGAGGAGCGGCGGTACGACGTTCAGATGCGCCCGCAGCGCCGTGCCGCCGAGCAGCAGCGTTTCGCCGACGCCGCCGCCGACCGCCGCGACGAAGCACGTTTCGACCGTGCGCTCAGCCTGTCGATCACTAACCCGACGGGCTTCGCCGGGCTCAACCTCAACGATTATCGGCGCGCGACGCGCGGCGACGGCAGCGGGGTATCGGACGCCGACTATCTGCGCCTGCGCGCCGTGCAGGAAAGCATCCGAACGAACGCCAATGACCCCAACAACCCGTGGACGCAGGTGCGCCAAGGCGTCACCGCGCTCGGGCCGGAGATACGCGAGGCCGCGCTCGGCGCGGAAGAGCAGGTGGAGTTCAACGTGCGCTTCGGCGAACGCGTGATCGACGCGACGCGTGCCAACCAAGGCCGCGCGCTCAACGACGAACAGCTCCGCCAGATCGGCATCGACCTGCTCGGCCAAACCGGGCCTCGATCGCTGCTGGGCCTGCGCGCTCCGCCGCGCAACTTCACCACAGACACCGCCCGACGCCCGCGCTATCAGGCGATCCCGGCGCCGGTCAGGGCGCAGATCAGGCGCGACTTCTTGGCGGTCAACGGCGGCATCACACCCACCGAGGAGCAGATCATCGGTGAGTATGTCCGCCGCACGCAGGGGGGCACGCAGTGACCACCTATGAGGAACGTCGCCGAGAGTTTCTAGCAAATGGCGGAGCCCCCACCGAGGGCGTCGATCTACCCAACATGGCCGCCCGCGCTGTGCGCGCAGCGCAGGGCTCGCCGGACCAAGCGGGCGAGGCGAGGCGCGTGTCGGGCCAGACCGGGCTCGCGCTGCCCTATGTCCGCGAGCGGCTGGACGAGGCCCGCGCCCGCGCGCAGGCCGCCGACGTACAGGCGCAGGTGTCCGACGCCCCGCGCGCCGCCCGGTTCGTAGCCGACAACGCCGATATCGCGCGCGACGACGCGGGCAATTTGGCCGATATGGAGCGTCAGTTCACCGGCAACATACCTCGATCAATGTCGGTTATACCCACCCGGGCGGAGTACCGCCGCGCGCTGGCGGCGCGGGGGCAGACACCTGAGACAGCGCGGGCGAGGGCGCCGAGCGCGGCGGCCTTCGCGGAACGGGAGGCCGTCGCCGCCGACGTAACGCAGCGCCGTGAACGCAGCAACCGGGGGGTATTCAGGCAAGTTTTGGGCGCGCTCGAAGCGGGCACCGCTACGGCGGCGTCAGGCCTCTACGAGCTGGCGGCGGCGTTCGTTAAACCCACCGAAGGCATACAGAATTTTATCGGGCGTGACGTTCTCGGCAACTCCGAGTTCGATGGCAGCCGCACCACGAACCTGCTCCTCGATATAGGGCGGACGGCCGACGACCGCGCCGAGCGTGTTCGCGCGCGGGGGCGCAACTTTGTCAGCGACAGTCTGTATAGCGGACTGGAGAGCCTGCCGCTTATGGGCGCGGCGCTCGCCACGGGGTCGACGTCCGCCGGTCTAACGCTGTTTGGTCTCGTGACTGGGGGCAACGCCTTCGGTGACGCGACACGGCAGGGATTGCCATGGCTGGAGGCTTTCCGCCACGCGGGCCGCCAAGGTTTGATCGAAGCGGGCACCGAGCTGTTGCCGCTCGGCACGGCGATGCGCCACATCAAAAACAGTACGCCGACCGGGCGTTTCATTCGGGACTATCTCTTGCAGGAAATGGGAACCGAGCAGCTCGCGACCTTCCTGCAAGACTTCGACACACAGGCCACGCTCACCCCCAACCGTCCATGGCTAGAGTTTTGGCTGGAGAGGCCGGAGGCGGCGGCGCAGACCGCGCTGGCCACGCTCGCGGCCGTAGGCCCTGTCGCGTTGGCCACCGAGGGTGGGCGTTTTGCGCACAACCGCGCCCGGGAAGAGCAGCAGACCCAGCGCGCCGAGCAGGCGACCAATTTGTTCGAGCAGATCGGCAAGCTCGCCGAGGCCAGCAACGTGCAGACGCGCGACGTCTCCAGCTTCGAGGCCTTCGTCGCCAGCGCCGCCGAGGGCACCGAGGCCACCGACGTCTTCGTCGACCCCGAGAAGCTCGGCGAATTGCTCGACCAGAGCGAGCTGTCGCAGGAGTTCCTCGACGCCAACCCGGAGATCGAGAGCGCGATCGACAGCGCGATCGAGAGCGGCACCGATGTGCGTATCCCGATCGAGCAGTTCGCGGGGCGCATCGCCAACACCGACGTGGGCGAGGCCCTGTTGCCCCACCTCAAACTGTCGCCCGCCGACAGCACGCAGGCCGAGGCCGATGTCTTCATGCAGGGCGCGCTGGATAACGCCGAGAGCGAAGCGGCTGCCGCCGTCGACCGTCTGGGCCAGTCCGAAGAGTTCAACCAGTCGGCCGAGCGCGTGCAGGAGCGTGTGCTCTCCGAGCTGACGAGCGCCAACCGCTTCACCGCCGACGTCAACAAGCCGCTCGCCGCGCTGCACTCCGCGTTCTACGCGACGCTCGCGACACGCACCGGGCAGACGCCTGAGCAAGTAGCCGACACATACGGGCTCAAAGTTCAGGCCGAAAGCGTCGCGGGTGAGGGCGTGCTGGATCAGCAACAGCCGGGCGACGCCGCGTGGACGCCGACGCGCATTGGTAATTTGCTGAGCACGTACGCGGTATCGCACGAGCCCGACCACACCAAATCCTATGTAACCTACGTCTCCCCCCAAGAGTTTGTGGACGTGACAACGCCGAGGGAATTGCAGGGTGATCTCAAGACCGAAGCGGGGGCGCTTGACGAGAAGAAGCTCGCCGGAGAAAGCCAGCCCGTATTCTTGCTGGTGGAGGAGGAGGGCGAGAACTCAGGCGTTTTCAAGGTTGTTGGGCACGAGGGACGCCACCGGGTTGCGGCGCTCGCTAAGGCGGGCGTGGCGAGAGTGCCCATTGTCGTTGAGCGCCGCGACACCGGCTGGGCGCCGCTGGCTGAACAGAAGTCGGTCGTACTACTCGCGCAGCGACATGGCGGAGGGGTAGCAGGTGCCAAGAACGTCGTCACCGGGGAGCTGGTCCCCCTCACCTACAACAATAAAGCTCGGATTGAGCAGGACTTCGGGCGGGGGGAGATACTCTTCCAGCAACCCGATCATTATGAGCTTCGCAGTCTGGTCGCCGACATTGGTACGGGCCGCGAGACCTTCCTGCAGCGCAGCGACTGGGTCATCTTCTCGGCCGAGAACCCCAACGCCAAACCCCTGAGCGAAGAGGAGAACGCGGCGCGCACCGAGAAGCTGCGCACGGCGTTGACAAACATGGGCGTGCCCTTCCGCCCGGCCATCGGGCGCTACACCGAGCTCGACGAGAACAGCTTCATGGTGGGCAGTCTCACCCGCCGCCAGCAGATCGAACTCGGTAAAGAATGGGGGCAGGAGAGCGTGCTCACCAATCTCGGGCTCGTCTACATGGACGGCTCGGGCGTTCACCGCGCCACCGGCGCGCGGCAGTTCCGCACGGCCGAGGAGCTGGAGGCGCACGAGGACGGCTACACCGAGATCGACGGTTACCGCTTCACGGTTGACATGGATTTCAGCAGAAAGATCACACTGGCGAACGCCGAAGAGCTTTCGGTGCTCGAACCCACCCGGCTGAGCACGCCCCCGATCAACGAGGACGGCACGATCACGCTTCAGCATTTCAGCACCGAGAGCGGGCTCACCACCACCGACCCCCTGATGTGGGGCAAGTCCGGGCGCTTCCTGTCCCCCGGAGAGCGCGCGCGTATCGGCTCCGCGCCGTGGCGAACCTTCTTCGGCATCGCGACCGGCCAGCCGGGCGGATACCGCAGCGAGTTCGGCACCGCGCGCACAGTCTACGAGGCCAATATACCGCGCGAGGCGCTCTACGACATCCGCGCCGACACGGCGGGCCTGCGCCGGGGGCACCCGCTCAACGACCCCACGGCGCAGCGCGCCAGTGGCAAGGATGCCTATGAGCGACGCATCGCCGAGGCCGGTTTCGCCGGCTACTGGATAAGGGACGACCTCCACGGTCTGGTCGCCGTCGTCTTCAACCCGGTCGAGGTCAGGAAGATCGCCGAGAAGGGCGAGACCTTCTACCAGTCCGAGAACCCGGTATTCTACTCGGCGCTGGAACGCCTCCTTGAGGAGAGCACGACGCAGAGCGCGCCCGCGCAGCAGTGGATCAACACGCTGAACAAGGCACCCGGCATCAAGCAGGATGAGCTGGAGTGGTCGGGCGTGATCGACCAGCTTGAGTTTCTGGCCCGGAGCGATACCGGAAACATCGACCGCGAGGGACTTCTCGGTATGGCGCGCAGGGGAGGCGTCAAGGTCGAGGAAGTTATACTGGGGGAACCACAGGCGGACAGATGGGACAACCCTCTCTGGGTCGAGGCGCGTCAGAATTTCATCGACGATCGGCTGGCCGATATCGGGTCCAGAACGCCGTCGCTTATCGAAACGCATTTCGCCGAGGAAGTCGAACAGGACGACCCTGACGCCGAGGTCCGGTATGCCGTATACGGCGCTTTTTCAGAAAACGAGACGTTCTCTACCCTAGCCGAAGCCGAACAGCATGCCGATGACCTGAACGATCAGCAGAGGAGGGTTGCGCTTGATGAGTTAGAGGAAGTCCATGGCCGCGCGGCCGACGACTTTGCTGATGAAGCGGTCGGCATACAAGGCACCCAGTTCGAGGACTACGCCTCCGGGGGGGCGAACTACCGCGAGCTGCTCATCACTCTCCCCGCCCTCGAAGGGCCGAGCACACACTTTGACACGCCCAACGTGGTCGCGCATTTGCGTCTCAGCGAGCACCGCGACGATCAGGGCCAGCGCGTCATGTTCATCGAGGAGGTGCAGAGCGACTGGCACCAGAAGGGCCGCGAGCAGGGCTACAAGGCAATCGCAAGCAAGGAAGAGATACGCGCGGCGGAGGCGGCGTGGAGAGACGCGGTCGCCGCGCGAGATGAAGTGCTACTGGATATCATTGGGTACGCCGATGAGGCGGGCGCAGCATACGAGACAGGCTGGCCGGCGTCGCGCATAGCAGCCGCCGCCGCGCAAAAAATTGTGTCGGACGCGGGTGTAGGGTCTGACAGAGCGAAAGCCGCGCTTGACGAACAACAGCGGCTGGGAGACGCGTATATCTTTTCCAGCCTACGCGCAGTTGAAGCACGCTCGGCCCTCGACCGCGCCCGCTCGGGGAGCGGCATCCCCGAAGCGCCGTTCAAGACGACATGGCCCGAGCTGGTGATGAAGCGCGCCGTTCGCTACGCCGTCGACAATGGCTACCAGCGCGTCGCGTGGACGACAGGCGAGCAGCAGAACGAGCGGTATAATCTGGGCCAAGTATTGGGTCATCTCACCGCAGACCGACGGGAGCTGGAAGGCGATAAGATCGCAGTGAACGCCGGAAGCCAAGCGGCGAACCGTGCCATAGCCGAGCAGACGAGCGGCGAAACGAACAGCCTGTCGTGGCCGGTGCTCACACGCGAAGAAGCGGTCAGCACCTTTGGAGAGAATATCGCGGGTCAGCTGTTTGATCCCGCGCAAGACGGCCAAACTTTTGAAGTCGAAGACCTGCGCGTCGGCGGCCAAGGCATGATTACATTCTACGACAAGATGTTGCCGAGCATCACCGGCAAGCTCATCAAGAAGCACGGCGGCAAGGTCGTGCCGATGGTGATACCGGAGTTCGCCAAGCCGGCGCCGGAAGCGAAGTACGCCGTCGAGCGCCTGAGGAGGATGCTGTCGTCTTTCGTGGAAAATGAAATATACCCCAAAAACAGAAGCGCCGGCGGCAATTATGTGTTCGTCGTATTGCCGCAATCGAAAAAACAGTACGACGCCACAGTGGCCCGAGCCGAAGAGGGCAGCCACGAACAAAACGAAATGAAAGCGCTGCTACCCGATCTCGAAAAGATGTGGGCTTTGAACAGCGAACTTATCGACGCGCAGGCAGCGGCGGAAAATAGCCTGCTAGAGAAACCCACCAACCTCGGCTTCGACATCACCCCCGAGCTGGCAGCGGCGGCCGGGTCGGGCTTCCCGCTGTTCCATCGCACCGGCGATGGCCCGCCGCGCGGGCAGATCAGCCTGCCAGCGGATATCAGCCAGAGCCCGGCGA